ATATTATAAAGTGTAATAACAATTTAGAGGAAGCAATTAAAATTACTCCTTTAAATACCGACCCCAATCCATTTGCTTGGGATATTAACATAAAACAGGAGGCAGAAAAAGTATGGCAAAAGTATCAATAAATAAAACAGATGATTTAATGTTTAAGTTATCTCAAAAATTTCCAGAGAAAGATATTCAATGGAGAGTTCAAAGACTAACAAGAGATGGAACTGCAGGAATGGCACTTGCCTATGTAAATGTTCGTCAAGTTCAAGATAGACTTAATGAAATTATGGGTTCTAATTGGCAATGCAAACATGAAGTGTTTGGTGCTAAAACTATTTGCCATTTAGGTTTATTTTTAGATGATAAGTGGGTATGGCGATCTGATGGTGCAGGAGATACACAATTTGAAGCTGATAAGGGTGCTATTTCAGATAGTCTTAAAAGGGCGGCAGTATCTTTTGGTATAGGTAGGCATTTATATGATCTACCAAGTATTTGGGTAAAATGTCAATCAAAAGAAAGTGGTGGTAAGTTTTATTTCCAAAAATTTACTGAAAACCCTTGGGATAAAGTAAGACAACAAATGAGTGATTTTAGCTAATGACAGATATACCTAAAATAGTAGTTAATAATACTATAGCTGATGAAAAGAAACTTGAAATTTTTAAAACCAGATGTGTGCTTTATGGAGAAAGAAATGCGTTAGTAAATCTTCAAACTGACATTTGGGAAAAAATTGAAACAGTTAATAGTAAAATACTTGCACTAGAGCCTAAAAAGAAAAAAAGATATTCAGGTTCTAATGTCTATTAAATGCCTATTGACTATCTTGAATTTAAACTAAATAAGGAAATAGCTTATGAAGATACATTTGAGAAAGATAAAAAAATTCGTAAAGAATATGACGAATATGTTAAACAAACAAAAAGAAAGGAGGAAAAAATGCTAGACAAACCAATATATTTTAATGTCTATAAAGTTGAGAGTGAAAACCCTAAAGCACCAACATTTAGTTGGAATGGATTTACTGTCAAAGAAGATATAGTCATTAAAGCAGGAACTAAAATTGATATGACATTTTGGGGTAATTCCACAAATCAAAATGATGGAAAACCAAATCCACATTTGAAAATATCAAATCATGTTCCAAGAGAAGATAAAGGTGGTGTTTCTAATAGAGATATTAATTATCCAACTAAAGAACAAGTTGCAAAACAAGATGATAATTACCTTGATGATGACATCAACTTTTAGTATGGTCTTTATGGGGTTAAGTGATAATAAATATTGCTACCCCATAACTCTATTAAAGGTTGTAATGAAATACTTGATAAAACTATGGAATTGTGATAACGTGGATTTTATCTCAACCTTAAAATGGGAGAGTGAAAATGTAGACGACCTAGTACAAGAGGTTTCTAAAAGTTTGCCAAAAGGTATTAGGGCAACCATAGAGGAAGAAAATGTTGAACGAGAAAATAAGACAACTCGTTGATACACTTGACCAGAAGCATAATGAGTATGTTAAAAGCATACAAACTTTTGGAAAGGTTACTCCAATCGCTAGTCAAAAAGCTAGTGAATATCGTGGAGTACAACGAGAAATAGTTAGAACTGAAAATAATAATAATAATATTAAATAAGTTCTAATTAAAAATATTTAGAGTTAATAGAAACTATTAATAGTTGATTGAGAAAGCTGTACTCTAAATTAAAGTAATAACTAAAAAAGGAGATAAAATGAACGAACATAAAACATTTGTATTAAATACAGAAGATACATTTAATAAACTACAAGAAGCATCAGAGAAAAAAGCAGAAACACTTTTTAGATATAGAAAATTAGAAAAGTCTGAAAAGATTGTATTGGCTAAACTTAAAAACGAATTAAGATTAAACCATGATAAGATTACACAAGTTGAATTAACTGATAATGCTTATAGAGAACCAAGATATAAAGAATGGTTAATAGCTTATACACAAGCTGAAAAAGATTTTACCCTTTCTAAAGATTATTATAATAACTTGATTGCTTTAAAAGATATGAGAATAACAGAAGAAAGTTCGGCTAGATACCTAATTAACAAAAAATAGCTTAAATAAGGCTTTAATACCAAGCATTAATAATGCTTTTAATTAGTTTATATTAGTTTATATTATTTCTTATTAACAACAAATAGGAGATAAAATGAGAAAATATAACTACAAAGAATTAAAAGATTTAATCACTACTGATTATTTAACTTTTAATCATATTATTGAAAGCAAACATATCTTTAATCAAGAATTTATTAAATTTAGAAAGTTCTTTAAAGGTCTTACTAAAAAAATAACTTATGTAAAAGATACAGAGTACAATAGAGAATTGGAAAAGTATGTACCAATAAAAAGACAAGTAAATCCATATTTTAGTTCTGGTACTACTGAATATTATTTTACTTTAACTACTGAAAATGTAGTTGATTTAAATATTGCTGATATTCAAAAAGACTTTCCTAATCTTAAAAAAGATTATGATTTGCTTTTATCTTTAAAATCAAATGTTAGATCAGGCAGACGACCTAAAGATTTAGAAAAAGATTATGAAGCTGAAAGATTAAGAAAAGCACAAGAAGAAGATAAAGCTACTTGTGGAATTTGTCATCAGTATTGGGAGTTAGTAGATATGAATGGTCAAAAAAATATTATTGCAGATCATGGTTTTACTATTTCTAAATATGGGAATGGTAGAAATGGAGTTTGTTTTGGTGCTAGATTTCATTCTTGGGAAAAATCTCCAGAGTCTAAAATCCAATATGTTAAAAGAATCTTAAAACCAACTTTAGAAAAAGTTATTAATGACAAACCTACTATTGATACAGTTAATAATTTAATTAATTCTGTTAAAAAATATAAAATTGATTATTCAGCTTATTGGAATTTATCAGGATTTGATAGAATGAAACAAGATGCTCCACAACCACCTGAATATATTTTATCAGGTCAACAAATTGGTTATAGTTTAACTAAAGTTAGAAATATTAATTTATCATTAATAACAGAAGTATGGTTTCAATACAAATCTAGATTAATTGAAGAAATTAATATATTTGAAACAGCTATTAAGAACTGGACTTTACAACCAACACCAAGAGAACAATTAACTAAAAAAAAGGAGATATAATATGACAAAACTAAATAGAGTAATCAGAGTAAAGTTTATTTATACTGATGAGTTATTAAAAAAACTTCTTGGAGATTATCACCCTGAAAGTCACTACATAGAAATGAAAGATAAGTTTGCTAAAAAAGAAATAATTAAATTTAACCCTTTTGATAAACCTGCTTTTGAAAAAGAGTTATTAACTTTTAGCAACACTTTTACATTTTTTACTTATAAAAATATTTTAGAAACTTTAAAAGATTACAAGGAATTTACTATTTTAGAATATCGTATTACAGATAATAATGACGATGCTTTTAACAGAAAAGAATATGGTAGATGTTGGGCTTGTGATATTTCAGGTATTGTAATTGATAAATCATTAGAAAGATATTTAGAAAAAGAAAAATCTAAATATGAAATAGAATACACTAAACCTGGATCAAAATATAAAGTTAAAAGAGTTCATTATTGGGGAAATGAGATATAATATGAAAATGGAAAAAATATGTTAAATAAGTATTTAGTACCAACCATTAATAATGGTTTTAATTATTTTATAATAATATATAATATTAATTATTAACTAAAAAAAGGAGAAATAATATGACTACTGAAATAAAGTTTGAAGAACATCAAACATTAGAACAAGTTCAGAAAAATTTTGAAAGTTCATATATTGAAAATGATATTGTGTTCTGGGAAATTAATGACCAAATGCCATTTGAAGAAATGACTACTAATTTTGTTCTTGCTGGTTTTATAACTAAAGAGCAAAAAGAAAAAACAGATTATGCTAGAGAAACAGGTGATGATTTGTTTTGGGATAAATATTTTAACAAAAGAAAGGAGGCATAATGCTAACTAAAAAACAAAAAAAGTTACTTTTAGAATGTGCTGAACATTTTATGAGTTGGGAAAAAAGTATGGGTAGGTCTTATAAAGAGAAAATAACAACAAAAGTATTATCTTTTTTAAGTCGTGAAGATAAAATAATTAATATTGAACTAATACCAACAAAGAAAACTATTGAATTAGAAAATATTTGTAAATTTTTAGCCAAATAAACAGTCTTGCAAAATATCCCATAGTTTGGGATTCTGTTTAAAGATTCTTGTGTAACCATCTCCTACTGCTTGGGCTATGGGTTCTTCTCCTCTTTGATTAACATCTATACCATCATTATAACAAATCACATGGAATAATTCGTGATAAAAAGTATTGAATAATCTTTCGCCTTTAATATTCTGATCAAAGTATAAAGTTTGTTTATTAGGATCATATAATCCATAACAATCATCTAGATTTTTATAAACAATTGAAATTTTTCTTTTTCTATATTTGATAGATTTTAGTTCAGGATTAATGAAACTCATTTTGCATATCTATTAATAACAGCAACAGTTAATTCATTAATTAATTTTAATGCTTCTGGAAAGGTTAAAGACTTAACAACATCATAGCCTAAATCATCTCCAACTTTTAATAGTATATTGCCACTCATTGATTTACCTACTATGGCATAAGGTGTTTGATCTTTTAATCTTAAATCTTCTCTATCAAAACAATCTTCTTCTACTTCGTTTTCTATATCTCTATAAATATCATCAATGCTTTTTTCTGCCATATTCTCTCTCCAAAGTTTCCATAGAAATATTATTTACTTCATGTATATGGTTATCCCATATTGTTAATTCGCATACTTGATAAGTCCAACCAGTTAAACTGTGTTTAGCATAACTCTCAATATGATTAAATGGCATAGCACAACCAACATTTATAATTCTTGTAAAGTCATTTGGAATAGGACTTATTTTTGCAACTCTATTATCTTGTGCTCTATGACTATGACCAAAAACAATATCTATTTTTGATTTATTAGCTATTTGTCTTTCACTAGCCTCGCCACCATATTCTTTTCCCATAGGGTTTATAGGTGCATGAATAAAACCAACTCCACCTAACATAAGATATGTTCCATAAGGAATTACTTCCCATTTATATTTCTTACAAATAGCATAAAATTCTTTCTGACACATTCCATAAAAACTTGGATTGCTGTCCTCTTTACGAAACATTCTTTTTTCGTGGTTTCCTAAAGTATAATATTTTTTAATATTTAATTTTTTTAAATGAGTATCAAACTCTTTCATAGCTAAATCCATTGACTCCATATCTTTTAGAAAAATAGGTTTATCAATTCTAGCTGTATAAGTATCGTCTTTGATATAATGAGTACAACTATCTAAAGTTATAAAATCTCCTATCTGAACTACTATGTCTGGTTTAGTTTTTGTGATGTGTTTAGCAAACCAACCAAATCTACTTTTATCTGGAATATCTGGAGAGTCGTGTGTATCTCCTATTACTAAAACTTTTAAAATTTTTTTAGTCATACACTATATATGGTATGTAAATTTTTAGATAATGTCAATAGGACTACAACCAAACTTAATATAAATGTTATATTCATTGATTTCTTTTCTTCCGATTTGTTCTGTTTTTAAAAGTGATTCTTTATAACCATCTACCATACAATCATATCCATCATTATATTTCATAGGATATTCAAGTGGTGGCATACAAGTATTAGATTGAAAAGAACATATAATTAATACTAATACCCATTTAGTCATATTTTTTATTCATTTAATTGTTTTTTATGTTTTTCTCCTAAAATATCTCCATTCCAATCTTTAGAAACATGAGTAGGATCAATATTATTAAGCCATTTTTGTATTGATATAAAAGAACCACCTTTATCTGATGCTTTGCCACCATGTAATTCATTTGTTTTTATTCTTAATGTCCAATGTGAACATCTTGGCATATCATTTTTTTTAAGTAATGCCATTTTTTCATCTATTATAATTTTACTTTTATGAGTAAATTTCATACCCCACAAAAACATTTCATAGCTATCTATATTTGGGTGTGAATGTTCTTTAATTATAGTATTTGGTTCTAGAATAAATAATTGAACTTGATAAGGTTTTTTTCTATATAAAGTTATTCCTGCAATACCATCAATAAACATTAATGGATTATCATAAGGAACTTGAATAGTATTATTTTTTAAAAACCAATTCTTAAATTCCTTTAAATCATCTTTATTTTTGTTTAGGACTTCCATTTCTAAATATTTGTGTTCCTTTAATTCCAAAAATACTTGCAACTACCGTTATCCATAAAGTTTGAAACCATACAGGAAGATTACCAAAGTGATGAAAAAATAATTCTATCTTATCCATCATAGCTGGATCATCACTAAAAACTGCCCAAGCAAGTACAATTATCGGAGCAGAAAGTATTACAAGAACAAATTCATCTTTATAATCATTATCTCTACTTTCTAAAAGTTTGCCCTGATATTCAATATCTCCACGAGCCATTTTTTCTGCAGTATATAATGCTGCTTGTGACATAGCTTCTTTTTGTTTTTGTTTATTTGAATAAACTTTTGCACCTGTGCTTAATGCCATTTTTGCTAAACTGAACCACATTATTTTATTACCTCATTACCCATTTTATCGAATGTATATTCCATTTCAGGTAATCCATTTTCATAAGACTTACCATCAAAGACTAATACTTGTTTTCTATTAACACCTTTTTCATTATAACTACAATGAATCCAACCTCCATTTTTTTCTTTTGGATTATAAAATTCGAGAATCAGTTGGTCAAAGTCGCAATTATCTTTAATCCAATGTGCTACTTTTATATTTGCTATTCCATTTATCTCAAAATCAACTGCCTGACCTTTGGTGTGTTGACTTGAATCTGATGAACCTAATTTTCTATTTACTTCTAATGATCTATAACCACTATTAATAATTACAGGCATTTCAAATTTTGCTCTTACAGGTTCTAATATTTCATAACATATATTTTCTAAATTTTTTACTTCTCCAGCACCTGGAATATTTGTTATTCCATTTCTAGTTGCTATCTGACTCTTTGTCATTTCTTCTAACTTAAAATGCTTACTTAATTGCATGATTAAATCCTCCCAAATAATTCTATTATTATTGTACCCATACCTAATACAACCATTCCGATCATACTTAATACAACTTTTTCCAATCTACTCATTTGAACTTTTAATTCTTTAATTTTTCTATTAGTTTCATTTTGCATAATTCTGCATAATTTTTCGTGATCGTCAATTCTTTGATGTGCTGTATTAACAGGTAATTTTTTTTTAGGCATTATTTACTCCCACCAATGTAGCCACCAATAACTCCAATTAATCCTGTAACTGACATCTTCATTAATGTAATCACACTTTCATCAACAGGTCTATTTTCTTCTAGTGCTACCCAATAATCGCCTACAATAATAACACCAAGAAGTATCAACACACCACTTGTTATTAATAGTATAACTATATCTCTAAAATTTTTAATCATTATCTACCTTGCCCTTTATATCTCTTTTGACTTTTTTGTCTTTTTTCATTTTTATTCTGACTCTTTTTATGAATCCCTCTTTTAGTTGGTTGGTCACGAACCGTAAATTCTTTGAATTTTTTAGCCATAATTTTGTTCCTATGTATATTTACCTATAAATTGATTTAATGTCGCTTAAAACGTCTGTATGGTCGATTAAACAGGTATATTTTGATAGTTTTATTCCTTATTTAATGTTTTTTCTAGATATAGAATAAAGTCCATTGATTCTTCTTGTGCTTCCTTTACCCAATGCTTGAATGGTTTTGTGTTTTGACTCATAGTCTTACCAAAATTATCCATTCCCTCTTTGTGTCTGTCTAAATGTTTTTTAATGATCCTATTAACTATCGGATCAATAGTAATATTTCCCTTTAATGAATCTTCTAGTTTGCCCTTTATAAATTTATTAAGATTGTTTAATTTTTGAATTTCTAAATCTTGTTTTAATATTATTTCTATTAATTCTTCTTTTGTTTTGGCTAAATGTATTGGTAAAAAAGAATCCATTTTATTTCTTATAAGACCTTTTGGCTATTGGTTTTCTTTCATAAGTTTTAATACCTATGTGTTTTAATTCACTTGTTATATCTGTCCATATTTCTCCACCACATTGTTGCCATAAAGCACAAAAATAAAAATCTTCTGATAAATATCTTCTAGTATTATCTTTATCTTCTAAAATACCTTGACCTTGTATTCCACAATCAAAGAAAGCATATTCCTTAATACCCTTAACTTCTTTTTGAGCATTAACTTCTGTAAGATATTCTATTTGTGGATACTTTTTTAAAATAGTTTTAAACACATCTCTTTGAATACACATAAAACCAGTTCCTGCATAATCACAAACTTTATATCCATTGTCGTTATCTTTAAAATTATATTTACCTAAAGGAAAATTAACACACCAACCCATACTAGCATCTCCATCTTCAATCTTATTATCATTTTTAATTGGATAAGGTGCAGTAGATATTGGTTTGTTTAAATTTAAAACTCTTATAAAATCATCTGGTGTAAAACTTATATCAGCATCTATAAAAAATAAATGAGTATGATCTGTATCTAAAAATTGTTTTACTAATTTGTTTCTTGCTCTTGTTATTAAACTATCTCTTAACCACATTATACTAATACCAATATTATTTTGTAATAATATATCTCTTATAGAAATAATTGATGATATAGTTTCTAAATGTATTTTTGTATCAAAACTAGGAATACAAATTAATATAGATTTTTTAGGTTTTTTGTTCACAACTTATTATACTACTTTTTTTTAAAAATATAAACCCTATTGCTATATTATAATATCCGAATGTTAGATTTAAGCCTTAAACTTCGTCTGGATATAGTGCGTTTATATATCTAGTTTTAATTGATGTATCAGGTACATATATAAATTTGTCATATATTGTTATGCTTCCAAGTATTATGTTTATAATTATCAATGTATGTATAATTTTTTTAAAAAGAATATTAATTTCTTCTTGCCTACTATCAGGTAACATTTTTCTTAATCATCAACGAGCAGTAGCTGGTACACCAGTTGATGTTACGAAAGGTTGTTCAGCGAAACACATATATATTAAAGTATTTCCAGAATCAGCATTAGTTTTTGTTCCAGTATTACGACTTTTAAAACCATTAGCACAAAATTGAACATTGTTATCTTCTGCATTAGCTTCAACAGCACTTGAGTTTGTTGCAAATTCTTTATTTTGAGGTTCATAACCATCTCTTTTATTATCGTACATAATCCAATCCGTTGCTTGTGAAGTATTTTTTATCATCAAAAATGCTGGCTTAAATCCTGTATAAACAAATGTACCATCAACATTTGCATTTGCTATGTAGCTTCCAAATTTTGAGTAGCCTTTTTTCTCTGCGAAGCAGTAGGCTATTACAGTTTGTCCACTTTGATTAGAACGATTATCTGCACCAATAGAAAATACAGATGTAGTAGGAGTAGTTGCGTTCCATATTGCCGTATTAGTTTCTGTTGCGTCAGTTGTTTGTAATTTTATTATTTGGTTATTACCTAAACTAGAGTGATAACCACCCCAACCTTCTGCCGCACCAGAATATTTTTTTGTTAGAATAAATTTAGGAACACTAGATAAACCATGAGCCACACTTTGAGTTCCACCAGCTCCTGTATATTTTACAATAGAAAAACCACTTGTAGTATTTACACTTGCTGTACTATCAAGACTTCCTATTCCAGTTGCACTTGAGTCATTAGTAAATGATGTTCCAGCTTTCCAATTCCATGCTGCGTATGTTGCTGAACTTGTATTATAAGAGCCATCTGTACCAACTGTAAATCCATCTGAACCAAACGCTGTTAAACCTTGTGCTACAGTTTCTTCTGCACCACTATCATTTGAACTTAGTTCTTTTGTTACTCCTCTTACTGAATCTGTTAATACATGCTCTGTTGCACCACTTCTACCTTTAATCCAAGTTAAATCTGGTTGAAAGCCAACGCCTGTATTAGCTAATGAACTTCCTGTACCAGTATAAAGTTTTGTTTCAAAATAATCTGATGGTTTATCGATAATCGCCATTAGCCTAATACCTCCGATAAGTTAGCTGTGCAGAGTGACAAGTAAGAATTTGGAACTGCGTATTCAAAGTTTCCATAGCCATTACCATCTGTGTTACCTGATGAGATTGCAAAAGATGGAGAACCAAAGTTTGCATCAATAACAGGATCAGTTCCACCATCTTTATTACTTACAGCAAAACAATAATCAACATTACCATGATTATAAATATCAAAACCACCACTTCCACTACCACCACTTGCTGGGTTTCCAGAATTTATATAAGTGCCGTTTTTATGGTAATATAAATATCCATTATCCATATCACAAGCCATTCCAATTATATCTCCACTTGTATAAGAAGGCATATTATCTGTTTCTGTTCCACCATGTATAAAAACTCTACCAGCACTAGATGTTCCACCACCATTTAAATAAGATACTTTTTCATTTGTTGGGTCATTAACATAAGCATTAGTTAATGTGTAACTTCCAATATTTCTTAGTCCTATATGAGTATAATTAGTATTATGTTCAGTTATTTTCATTTCACAATACCATTTACCTTGTGTCATAACAAAATTTGCAAATGCTAATCTATTTGTACTTGATGAATTTGTAAATTTTAAATTACCCTCACTATATGCTACTGAACTTATTTGATTTAAAGGATTTAATGTTGCAAAATTATTAGTAGGTGTATCAGTTGTCTGGTCAATAGCTGTAAGGTTATTAACTGTGAAGTTATTAGTGTTACCAGATACGTCAGCACCTAAAGCTGAACTATCTTCACAGTCTAAATAAAATCCATTTGTGCCAAAGGTTAAACCAGATACATTTATTGGTTTCCATATTCCACTATCTTCGTCAAATTCTCCAAAGTCTGTAGGTGCTAAAGCTGAACCATCAATTAAAATTAACTCTGCCATGTAACCACCCCAAAATTGATTATTTACAGCACTTTTACCGAATGAATGTGGAGTATTATTATTTATTTGTATATTGGTATTTTGACTAGGATAAGTGCTAGTAGAAAATGATGTTTCTTGTACTCCATTTACATAAACTTTAACTCTGTTAGTATCTGTTCCTTGTGTTGTATCAAAGGCTAAAACAAAATGATACCAAGCTGAAAAATCTCTAAATAATCTAGTTGTCTTTAAATTCATAATACTAGAACTATCTGCATTACCTATTATGCTTAATTTACTACTATCCCATTGAACATTAAAAGTATAAGCACCAGATGTTTCTCCAGCACTCATTAAAGTTTGAGTAGTTGTAGTTGTACCTTTAACCCACATAGAAATAGTAAAAGTTTTTCTATTACTTCCTGAACTTGGAGTTCTTGATAAGTTATCACTACTTGCAATATTAAACCTACATGAGTTAGCTACTGCAAATCCACCAGAAGCTAAAGTGTTTGCTGGTATAATTAAAGACATTAAATCTCCAATGTTGGTAGTTCGCCTAATGGTCTTGACTGAACATCATCTGTTGTTGTGTAAGTGTATAAAGTTTCTAATGCTGGAGTATCACTTGCATTTGTAATTGCAGTTTCCATACTTGCTTGTTTAGTTCTAACTGCATCTCTGTGAGTAGATATAGCACTAGGTATAGCAGTAGATTTTTCTGCGTTTCTAGTTATGTACCAATCAGTTCTAGCAAGTTCATTAGCTACTTGTGATTTTAAAGTTTGTATTAAATTATATTTTAATCCTCTAATTTTAATATCACCAACTGATTTGTCACTTGGTAAATCTCCATCATCTGAATCTGTTTGTGTCCATAAAGTATCTGCGTGTGCTTTAGCAGTAGCAGTTCCATATGAAGCTGTAACTGTATCATCAGCAAAAGCAAAAGATTGATTAGTATTAATGTACCATTTCTCATCTTTAAAGTTTGAGTTGTCATATACTACTTCATAAATTCCAATAGCTTCTTTTTCTTCTACAGACCATTTCATAAATATATCTGCTGGGTACTGTAAATCTCCTAGAGTAAAGCCTTTAGGATTGTTAAAGTATTTTGTAATTGTTCCATCTGTTACTAATGCGTACATAATATTCCTATGATAATGTTAATGCTAAATTTCTTCCAACCTCTAACCACTTTGCACCATTATATCTAAAGGTAAATAAGTCGCCAAGATTAGCTGTTGCTGTTAATGTCGGTGCTGTGTCAAGAGCAAATTCGTATGCTGCGTTCCAAGTTATAGTTCTGCTACCAGTTCCATCTTGAATAATAAGTAATGATATAAATTGACCACTTACTGGATTAGCTGGTAATCCCATAATTCTGTTTGCAGTTAAAGTTACTTTTGCAACTGGTTGAGTTGCTGCGTTCCAAGTAATAGTTGAAGCATCTGTTAAAGCTACTTCTAAAACATAACCAGAAATTAATTTAACTTGTCCGTTACTATCTCCAGAAATCCAAGCTACTGAACCATCTACTCCGTCAGCAATTTTTAATTGTTGGTTACCAGTTGCACTATCAGCATCTACATTTCCAATAATTACATTACCATCTCCACTTGTAATATTATCTCCAGATTGCCAACCAATAGTAATATTTTTATCTCCAGTTACATTAAATCCACTAGTATCTCCAATAGCTGTATTACTTTCTCCACTCACTACATCAAATAAAGCATATCTACCTATTGCTGTATTTTTTAGACCATCTGTTGTTTTGCTTAAAGCTCTATAACCCATAGCAACATTAGAAGTACCACTTGTTAAAGCATCTAAAGCCTCAATTCCTACTCCAGTATTATAACTAGCACCACTTAAAGTTCCTGATGTTGCATGACCAACTAATAAACTGTCTGTAAAGTTTGTTGCTTGAGTTTTTCCTGCAATAACATCTCCAGTTATTTCTGGAAGTGTTAAAGTAAAGTTTGCTCCAGCAACATTTGCTGTTGGAGATTTAACTGCTACATAATTTGCTCCATTATCTGTATCTTCTAAAAATCTTATTTCTCCTGATTGAGTTGCCGCACCACCAACTGAAACATATCCTGCTGGATTAATAGCAACAACACCATTTGCTAATGTTAAAACTGTTGCCGAAGCTGATGTAGATATACCTGCAACTGTTGTAGATGAATCTATAAAATTTACTGTATCATTAGTTTGATTAAAGGTTGCTAAAGTTATCCAAGCATCATTATCTGCATTACGCATATACCAATTATTAGTATCTGTTTCATACCACATTTGATAAGCATAAGTTGTACTAGGAGCAGTAGCATTTGAATTATTTGATACTATTGCTTGAAGTACATCATTTAAATCAGAACGAAATGCAGGAAATCCCTGATTCGCTATTACATAATCGTGAGTTGCCATATTTTATATTACCTTTGTTGTTTCTTTATCATAGTTAATTAAGTTAATCAATATCCTTTTGCAATATAATCAAATGTTCTTGATACTCCAGAACCACCTGAATTAGTAAAAGCAATTTGAAAACCAGTTGTTGATTTATTTGTTATTGCATATGCTTCTCCTGTTGTCATATTTTGTGCAGTTACTCCAAGTGCTGGCACAATTTTGTAAGTTATAGGATAAGTAACTGTTTTTGTACTTGTTCCACTAACCACATCTGATCCAGACGTTATTCTATCTTCCATATCAACAGTAACACTTAAAACACTAACTAAAGGTGTAGAACCTAAATCATCTGATTGCATTAATAATTGAAATTTATAATATCTTGCTGTGTAGTCACCAACACTAAAATTTCTAAAAGCTGTATATGTAACATTATCATCTGATGTAGAAATTTGTATAATTGATCTACAGTCAGACGGAGCATCTCCATCAAAGTTAGATAATTGGTCATCAAATAAACCAGCAACATTATCAAATAATCTATCTCTATCTGTTGATGTTTGAGTTATATTTGCAGTTATTCTTGCAGTAAAAGCAGAACCAATATCAATAGGCATATCACTAAAAAGATAAGTTCCTGAAGCTACTACATTATCATTTTGTGTGCCACCATCAAAATTGTGTGATGTTACTGAATCAAAATTACCACTTGCTGAATCAAAAAGTTCAGTTGAATTTAAAGTTAAATAAAAATTAGTTCCATCATCAGTATTTCTAACAACATTTGTTTTGGTTCCTGAAAATGCTGGGTTTTGTGTATTTGTTGTAATTTCATTAAAATTACCTATTGCGGCAATGTCAGTTGCTATTATAGTTGCGTCAATACTATAACCACCTAATTTATCAACTGCTTTTATCAGATAAGAGCCAACTCTTGCAGGTACAGTAATAGAAGTTCCAGGTCTTGAAATTTTAGTAACTAATGGAACAGAGTTTGACCATTCAGCACCAGAAGTTACTGAAGAAAAGTTGACTACATAATAACTTAAATCTAAAACATCTACTGGATCCCAACTTAAAAAAGCATCTTGTCCAACAATATTACAAGCAAAATTTTCAACATTAGGTGGTGGAGCAGATAAACCAATAACAGTATGAGTTGCAGTTATAGTTGAAGAATTAACTCCATAAATATTAACACCTCTTGCTCTTACTTGATAACTTGCTTTGTCAATTACATTTAAAAATTCATAACTTAATCTAGCACCTCTACCAATTTGTTTAAAGTCATCAGTAACAGCAACACCATCTGCGTCAGTTAATTGTTTAATTTCTATTTCATATAATTCTGTAAAGTTATCTGTTGCTTCAGTTAATTCAATAACAAGTTTTACGATTACAGTTCCATCATTATAAGAAACCAGTTCGTCAGTTAATGTAATTGCTGTTGGAGCAGATACAGATGTTGATTTAGGTAAGTTTGTAGCTTTACCACTTGAAATAGTAGAATAATCTCCTGTAGCAAAATCATAAACAGCACTTGCTATTTCTCTAAATTCTGTTGCTATTGATAAATTTCCACTAGACATATCAACTTGAAAACCCCAATCAACTAATTGAAATGTTTTATTAGTCCAACCAAATCTTGCATGAGAAATATTAACAGTATCTCCAACATTTAATTGAAAGGCTTCTAAATTAAAAACAGCACTAAAACTTATTTGTTGTCTTGCTTTTAATAGTTGAATTTTTGATAATCTTTGACACATTCTACTAGAGTTTGTAAAAGGATAATCAAATGTTCCATAAATTCTTTCACTATTATCTTCTGATTCAAATGCAGAGCTAGTTAAAAATGGATAATTTTGTGGTTGATAATCATTTGCTGGTTCAGAATAAACACCCTTAACAGCATTAAATAATTCTTTTTTACTTATTCTTGTATTAACTTGTAATCCACTTCTTAAATATATTTCATTAAGAGATACAGTTGGATTAGAATATGTTGCTGGAACAATTTTAAATTGCCCATTAGAATAAACCATAAAACCACCCATAGTGGTTAGTAGATTTTCTATAATTATTTTAGGAGATTGTGATAATTGAAAACTTCCATTACAAGTAAATCTTTTTTCTGTTCCTGATGGGTTTGCAACAGTAACACTTTCATCACAAGTATTTGCTACACTTTGAAAATTTGAATCATTAAGTTCACTTGATCCTGCTGACATTCCATAACGAGTATCAGTAAGATAATCTCTTATTACTAAAGCTGGATTATCAGAAAAAGTTGTAAAATTAAATTTTTGTGTAGTGCTTCCTGAAACTGATGTTAAGCTAATTGGAGTTCCTGCAAGGCAATTTGTATAGTTAGTTGCTAACTTTATTGTATTAGCATCTACTTTAATTACATAATAAGTTGAACCATTACTTAAACCACCAATAGCAGTGTTGCCATTAACGTCATAAGTAGCCCTGTCAAAAGTAGAAAGCCCATGCGAAGATAGGGTAATAGTGTTAGCAGATGTAGATACAGTGCCAGAAGAAGCAGTAAAGCTAGTTGCTCTTGGATCATATAATTTTTTTCCTTTTAAGATTACCGATATATTTGGAACACCATTAGGATAAACATCAGAATCAAATGTTAATTTAGCATATAAATATGTCTTACCACTAATTTTATGATTGGTAGTCCATTGAGTAACATCAGCTACTAAATTTGCATCAGCTAACTGATCGTCATTACCTAAATGTTTTTTAATTTGTAATTTACCACTATACTGATCACTACTTGTAGGAGTATAAATAGGAATACCATTACTATCATTAGAAGATGTTTCTAAACTAACTATATCATCATTTAGATATATTGAAGAAATATCATCTACTTCATGACCAGCATAAATAATTACTAAATGTAAAAATTCATTTGTATCAGATGTTGTTTGACCATAAACTAATGTTCCACCAACTCTTGTTGAACCATACATAATTCTATATGGTTGAGTTGGAGATTTAGATGTTACAGTTACTCCTTGTTGTAGAGATGTTCCGAAATTTGGTGGATCAACTTTTGGAGCCAATGCTTTTCCAATAGCACCCATAACTAAAGATGAACCAACTGCAACTATAACTCTTGCTAACATAGGATTAACTCCCATGCCACTTAAATAACCAACCATTTGAGGTGCATAAATAGCAACAGCTATTGTTAAAGCTAATTGACCTATATCACTTCCTAATACATCTGTAACAGTATCTACTACAACATCACATTGAGTTAATTCTCCATAATATTCATACGAATCTTCTTCAATGATATTATCATTTATATCATATATAATTTTATTATAAATTTTCATTCAACTCTCCATGCAGTAATGCAATCCTCTTTTAATCTTAAATTAATACCTTGACTCCAATTAAACATAACTTTATCTCCAAGACAAACTCCCAGAGTTCCTTCAAAATCTGCTGTACCACTTTTATAATATAAAATATCTCCTCGTTGTGCTTTACTAATATCTATTTCTTTAAAATTATTTTCTTTAGCACTTTGTAATGCAACACTTAAAATATCTTTAGATTTTAATTTTTTTAAAAGTTTTTTTGCTTCTTTTAAAGATTTATATTTTTTATCAAATACTTTTATTCCTGTTATAGTTTCAATACATTTAACTGGAAAAGTTAAACAATCATTTACTCCTAACTTAAATTCTTTTTTATTAATAGTTTCTTCTATAATTAATGCTAATTTAGATTCCCAATTTTCAACACGCATTAGTTAGTGGCTTTTCCCCAAACTATTTCTTTATCTTGTAAATCTGGTATAAATTCTAATCCAACATCATTTGGAAAATCTACTTGTTGATCTTCTAAAGTGTACATTCTATTTAATGGTAAATCAAATTGAACCATTCTACTTTCAATAGCAAGACTAACAATAGATGTATCAGCACCCTCTTGAATATTTGCTACGTCCATTTTTCCACTAAATAAAGTATAAACATCAGAAATAACATTATTTGAAGTGTCAAACAAACCCATATATAATGTTCCAATTCTATTTGTATATTGTGCACTTAATATACTTGATATAACACTAGATTTAATTCCACTTACAGATACAGTAATACCTGACATTTGCAAAGTAGATGCTTCTTCAACACCAGTAAATCCTAACAAATCTCCTGTTCCTGTAAAAGTTTTAGAAGAACCACCAGCAGTCATGGTTAAATCTCCATATCCTCCCCATAGTCTTAATGTTCCATCACTTATATCTAATTCAATAGCAAATATAGGTTTAACGTATAAAGACTTAATAGCTGTATTGAAAGCACTTGTTATATCTCTTGCCATTTTATTCCTGAATAATTATTTTTTTAATTGATTTCTGATTCATATAAATTTCTGTTTCTGCTTTAGATTTTATACATTGATAATCTATACGACTTGTACCTGATCTCATTGCAATTCTTTTAGCCTTTAAACAATGTGACATAGATTCTTGTATTCTATGTTCTTTAATCTCTCCATTAACAATCATAAGCAAAGCTACTACTATTTCTATCATAGCATCTTACCTTTGTTAATACCTTTTTTAATAATATAATTTTGAGTTCCATTAGCACCAATATTAACTTCTTTTTTTAAATTTTTAGATAAACTTATTTGTTTATTTCTTTTTTGTATTTTTTTTTGATGATCTAATATTTGTTTGTTTAATCTTCCTGTCATTTTTACCTCTACTTATTTTATATAAATAATTTGATACTTTTTCGCATAAATTATCTAAACCTGCAAAAAACCCATATAAAAATTTATCTATCATTTTTTTTCTTTTCAAATAAAGAACATATTAAAGCCATAGGTAATATCATTAACCATAGCCATGTAACAAATATCATTTCTAATAATTCTAATATTTTATTTTTTAAATATATTAAAAATTTTATACCTTTAGTGTTCATTACCGTTTCCATTCTGTCTTACTTTATCTTTTAATTTTTCTATATCAATTAATGCTTTTTCTAATTGCTTATTAAGGAATTGTATATTAACCTTGTTGGTCATATTTTGTTCTTGTGTTATCTCTAACTTTTCTGTTGACTTATATAAATCTTCTATCAACATAAACTGTTCTTGGTCAGTTGGAAGCTGTTCTGACTTCTTTAATAAGTCTGCTTGAAATAATTCTCTTGAAGTTTCAAGGCTTGTTAGTCTTGCTGTCACTTCTGTATAAGCAAATACTCCCATGGCTACTGCTATAACAATACCAATCATATTTTTAATTGGCATACTTACTGCTGTATTATCTGATAATTTTACTGACATGATAGGCACTCCTCGCCCTCATTTTTTGGATTCTCACACTTACAATCTTCACAAGGACAAACTCCATATAAATCAGAATGTTCTTTAACATTACAATGACAATTACAATTACACTCTTTACATTTATCTATATTCATTTTTTCTTTCTTCCCATATAATGTTCTGATGGTTCATAGTTCCACTTTTTGCCATGATGACCTCTAATATCACAGTACATCATGCGGAGTTTAACTATAATCTTTAATATAGACCTACTCATTTGTAGGTACTGGTAATTCTTCTGTTAAGTATTTAGGTATTTTTAATTTTTTCTTTGTAGAATCTTCTCCCATATAATCATCTGGATTTTTTTCCATATATTCTTTTTTTAAATTATCCCAATGATTTCCTTCTTCTTTCTTATTAAGAACTTCTTCATTAACTGATACTATACCCTTACACTTTAAAGCCAATGATTTAAAGTTTTCATTATATAGATAACTAGGATTAGCATTAACTTTATTACAATGTTTTAATAATTCCAATTGTTGTTTTAATATAAGATTTTCTGTTCTCATTCTATTTTGTGTATCACAATTTTTTTTAGATAGACCTAAATTTTTTCTAAATGAAAACCTTAGTTCGTGTCTATCATTATCATAATCACTGGTACTTGGAATACGATAATCATGTTCGGTTTCGATTTTGTTAATAGATGCTTCTATGCTTCCATAGACACATTGTCCTCCATCATTTTGAAGATATTCATTTCTAGGATAAGCAGGTTTAATAAAAAAAACCATTAGGCACATAGATAATATTAATATTGCTGTAAATCTGTAATCCATTATCATCTACCATAAATCCTTAATTTTTTAATTGTTTAATAAATCTCTAGCTACATCTTTAATATCATAGCCCTGTTCCCGTACCGTATTGGCAAGGACATTGTAGAGGTTCTCTGCCATCTGCCATGTAGCTTCTGCTGATGCAAGTCTAGTTTTTACATCTGCCATTTTCTCTTGCTCGTGAGCTAAATCTCTACGCAAATCTTTTATTTTAACTTCTTGTATTTTTACTATTTCTAGTTGATTAGCATTTATAGTATCTGTAAGATTAACTATATATTTTATACCAGTAAAAGTTCCAAAAAGAACTGATGCTATAACTGGTACTAAAACAAAATTTTTTTTTAATAAATCTAATATGTTCATTATAAAGCCTCACTACAAGCAAAAGATATTCCATAAACACTTACATGGTTACTATCCCAATTTGTAAAATTAGTATCTAATCTCATTACTGTTGTTGTATTTGAATAAATTACTGTTGTATTATCATTAATAGCTTCAATACCTGTTCTTAAAGATGGCTCAACATAAACAGTTGCTTCTCCACTTCCATTTGCAGTTACATTAGCAGTTACCATATAAAGATAACTATTTATTTGAATATAATCTCCAGCTAAAAAAACATTTGCTCTACTTGCAGTAAAGCCATCTAAATTAATAGCATTACCAGTTTGTGCTGCACCATTAACTAAAACTGTTCCTGTTGCTGTTCCTTGAATAGTTTTTCTATCTTGATCTCCCATTTTAAAAGTTCCTCTACGACCTCTTAAAGACATAAGAAAAGCCAACCATATAGAAGCACTATCTTTCTTCATAGGTGGTAATGTAAAAGTAGCTTTCCATTGTTCACCCTCATGTTGATAAACTTGTTCTTGTTTTGTAAAAGGAGATTGTGATACAGAAATAGTTCTTGTTAATCCAAAATTTTGTGTTTTAATTCCTGTAACAGTAGGAAGTGTTAAAGGGTAACTAGGTGTATATGCTGCCATGATTATGCTCCAAATGCCTTACTAAATTTACCACCTCGTTGCTTTGCGTCTGCAACTGCTGATATTGTTGATTGTTGTATTGATGGTAACATATTCATAACTTCTGCTCTTACAGTATTGGTTATACCAACAGCAAAGTTTAAATTTTGTACTACACTAACTCCACCACCACCACTCATAGAAGATTTTGTATCTGCACCATTAACAATTTTACCTGCACCATTAGGTACAAATAACTCTGGACCTCTTTCTCCAACTAAAGTTGGTGATCCTTGCTGTACTGTTCCACCACCTGCTGCTCCTGCATGAGCACCTGTATTAGTTCCCTTACTTCCACCTGTAAATACTTTTAATATATCTGAAAAACCAATTCCACTAGATTTTTTAATTCTTTCTTCCATTTTTCTTTGTATTTCATCAAGGACTAAAACCTTAAATATCATTTTTTGTAATGCTAATACCATATCTCCAAGAACTTCTTTAAAATCTAATGTGTGTAATTTACCTCTAAACATAGCATCAGATATTTTATCTCCAACACTTGAAAATGTACTTCCAACACCAGTTGCTATTGCATCTAAATCTCTTTGTAAATCATTAAACTTTTTAAATTCTTCATTTCTAGCAACAATACCTTCTATTGATTTTAAAACTTGTTCTTGAACTGCTGCTTCTGCTTCTGCACCATCACTACCAATTTTTTTTCTTAATTCATCTTGTATTGCATACATTTCATTTAAAACTTTTAATTCATCTTGAGTTTTACCAAATGCTTGAATTGCTCTATTATGTTCTCTTATTGCTTTCTTTTCTGAAGTTTCTCTTACTTTCTGCAACATATGTTCTTCTTTAACTTTTTTAGAAGTTATTGCAGATCGTCTATTTGCATCTCTATTTTCTTTATCAATTAAATTGTCTAATTGTTTTTTATGTTCTTCAATTAATTTTTGTAATTCAGCATATCTTTGTTGATCTTTTGTACCAAGATCATTTTCATTAAATTCAGCACCTATTGCATCTTCATTATCAAGAGTTGCCATTTCGGCTTTCATCTCTTTAATTTCATCAGTAACTTGTTTAAGAGTTGTTAATTTTTTTGCTTCTATATCAACATTTCCAAATGCGTCTGCTAAAAAGTTAATAGATTTTGTTAAGCCATTAACTATTGCAACACCAAGTTTGCTTCTTTCAAAAAATATATCAAGTTTTTCTCTTAATGAATCTATTGCACCAGCTAAACCAGTTGCAGCTTTAACACCAGCACCACCTACTTGTTGATCTAACGCATCTAAAATAATTCTTTGTGCTTCTGCTTTTCTACCAGTCATAGTAAGCACTTTAATCATTTCTTTTTGTGCATCTGTAAATGAAACACCTACTCGTCTTAATGCACCTAAACCAACGATTGGATCTTCAAGTGCTTTACCTAATTGAGTAGCACCCATTTTTAAATCTCCAAAACCTACTTCTGCTAAATCTTGTGCTAATCTTAATGCGTCTTTAAAAGCATCTCCAGTTATAGATTTAAAGGTTAACATTATACCTGCAGCATCTCTAACTTTTGAAGTTGATGCTAAAGTTGCAATACCTATTTCTGTAGATAAATTTTCTATTTCAGATAAACTTAATCCTGCTGCACCACCTGTTGCTTTTAAAATTCCTTCTAATTTAAGCATCTGCGTTTGAACAGCAGTAACATTCTTAATTAATTTAGTAAGTGCAAAACCTGCCGCAACGAATGCACCTGTCATAGCCAGTCCTTTTAGACTAACTCTACCCATTATTGCACCAATAGCATTTAAACGACCTGCTACTGGACCTAATGGACCCTGTACTGCAGCAATAGAACCTGCAACATCTCTCATTTTAGCTTGTAATTTAGACGCACCCTTACCAGTCTTAATAGTAGATTTATCTACTTTTTTTAAACTTGTAGATGCTTTGTCCAAAGAAGTTTTAAACTTCTGTGCATTTGCTATAAGTTCTACTCTGATAGTTGCTAAATTTGATGCCATAATATTAATCTGGGAATTGTCTCATTAAATTTTCCATTTCGTTTTTACCTAATGGATTATTAGTTTTACTTTTGCCATTCTTTAAATGATAACCATTCAAAGCTGACATAAATTCTGTTATTGATAAATCCCAAAATACTTTAGGGGAGAATTTTAATACACCAAGACCTATTTCTAGATATTGCTGGATTGGGTATTTTTCGGCTCGTTCTCCCCCTGTACTAAAGGGGAATCTTCTTCTGCTTTATCGCCTGTAAATATTGTCATTAAAACTTCTGAACATAGTATTGCAATTTTTAGTAATCCTGTTTGAATAACCATATCACCAACTGCTGATTGAATAAATTTACCACCAGCACCTTGAAGTCCTTCGTGCATAACAATAACCACATCTTGTAAAGAGTATTTATTTTGAGCCATGTTATTGGTAATCTCTAAAATTGATTTACCAGTTCTGTTTTCTATATTAACTATACTGTCAAAGGTAAGTCTGAAAGTTCTTTCTTTATCTCCCAGCTTACCCTTGACTTCGCCTTTATACTGATTCGCCATTAGTGTCCTTTCCTATTAATTGTTCAGTTAATTCTTCAGTTAATGTTTTTTCTTTTGGTTCAGATTTTTTTAGTTTTTTCAAAGTCTTATTTGATTTAACTATATCACTTGTATCTTTATTTTCGCAAGTAATTTCTGCTCTTGTAGAATAAACTTCAACCTTTTGAACAATCATTTCAGTAACACCAATAGTGATATGGTCATAGGGTTTAACAGGAATATCACTTCTTGTTTCGACAGTAACTACTCCCTTTCTTGTAACCTTGTAGAAACCATTATAGGACTCGCCTTGAAATTTTATTTCTATCACTTTAAACCCATTTGTATGTTCCATATCATTTTCCTTATTAGTTATTACGCATCTGTGTAAGTCATTGTACCATTTGATTCAAGAGATACTGAAAAAGTTTCTTCTCCATTATACTCTCCTGCTCTTTCATAAGATGTAATTATAAAAGCACCTTTTACAGTTGATCCATCTCCAAAAACTAAATCGTAATTTAATGAATCTCCAGTAAATGCCGCACCTCTTATATTATTTTCTCCAGCAGAATCTGTAAATACTCCACTTGCAGATAAAGACATACTTCTAATGCCCATATTTGCTCCTAATGCTCTACCTATATCATTTCCTGAAGCACCATCAAATGCTGCTGAATCTTTTGCTGTTATGTCAACTGTTTCTCCGTTAATAGACATTGATGTACTTCTCATTCCACCAATAACTATTGCTGTTCCAGAACTATTTTCTTTCAATAAAAATGCCGAACCTTTTTGTGCTGCCATGTTTTTTCTCCTTGTTTATTTTTTTATTAATTATTTTTTAATTTGTCAATACAAAAACTCTAAATCTTTGCATTCCATGTGTTGTAAGTCCATCATTTTCTTTTATTATATCAGAGAACTCAAATCTCATATTATTGAACGCACCTGATACTGATAAACTTGATTCGTGTAATACATCATAGACTAATGACATAATTTCTTTTATTTCCTTACTTCCTCTATATCTTGAGAAAGCATGAACAATAAGGGTAAAATCACTCCCTTTTTTGTCTTTGGTTCCATCATCTACCATAGTCTGATCGCCTACCTTGACATATGGGAATGCTGTTCCCTCTGGAACAAAATCGTAAATACTATTTCCTCCTAACTTTGTGGTAAGAGGACTACTTGCTAATAAAGCATTATATACTGCTGTTTGTAATGTAACTGCAAAATCTGTCATTTTGTATATTCCTCAATTTTACTTTTAACTCTATTAAGAACTGCATTGATAATTGGTTTTTTACTTTTTTCAAAAGCTGGTAACATAAATGGTCTTGCTTCCATTTTACTTGTACCATATTCTAAATAAGCTGAATAATTTGCATTACTTTCTACATTAGTAACATTAGCACCTTTTTGTCTAACAACTATTTTATTAACTAAATTTCCTGTATCACTTGCTGGTGCTTGACCTGGTGCAGATGCTCTATGCTCTCTACGAGGATTATACATTTGATACATAACTCCTGACTTTGCACCTGTCTGAATACTTTTAATTGCTTCTGCTCTAATTAATTGTCCACCACCTTTTACTATTTCTTGAAAAGGTATTTCCATATCTTTTTCTAGTTTATCTAATTGAGATAAAACTTTTTTTAAATTAGAAACTTTAAATTTAATATCCATTAGTTCGCCACATCTTCAATAGCTTCTAAAGTAATATAATTATTATCATCATTCTGATCATTAATCTTTATTATATTAAAAGTTCTAGTTCCAAATAATATTCTCATCTTTGTATTAATAGCATTTTTAGTACCATTATATCTTATAAGAAACTCATATGTGTGTGGGTTTTCTATCTGTCGCCCTGTCTTATCAGAAAATATTTCTTTACCACCCTTTGGTGTCATCTTTGCATAAGCTGTAACATAAGTGCTTCTAGCAGTAGTATAACCACCCATACTATCTGTACTTAAATCAGCAGTCTGTAAAGTAATTAAATTTTTAGTTTTACCTACTCTAGATACTGACATATTATATTCCTAAAAAGTTATTCAATCTTAAAACTTTATATGGTGCAAATAACATTGCTACTGTATTAGGTATAAGATTAACATTCATACTTGTAGCTATTTCTCTATTTTCATAAAGATGTAAAGCTAACATTTTAATTGCTTGTACTAAAGGCTTTGGTACATCACTTGCTGCATTACCATATCCTGCTCTAAATTTTATTTCGTAAGCATTAGCATTTCTTAATTCAGAAGCAGTCGGCCAACTTGATCCATTTTTTAAAACTACTCTACCTTGTTCACTTGTTGTATCTACATAATAATTACTTGTAGCAAATGTTGATGCTGTATTGTCATTATCATAATATTTTACAGAAGTTACTGAAACCAAATTAGGTTTAGGTAATACTATATAATTTTGATTAGCTTGTAAGTCAGGTGCAGTAAATACACCCTCTGGTAATCTTTGATCTGAATAGAAAGGTAATCTATCCAAGAACAAACTTAAATCTTGTTGTGTTATTGCTCTACCTGTATAGGCTTCTGCCATGTCTTGTGCTAAAAATACAAGAGATTCAATGAGTGCGTTTTCTGATGTATCAGAACTATCAATTCTTGCAAACAATTTAAAGTCAGCAATGCTAACTACATTTGTTGCCCAAGCTGTATCTATTTTTAATCCACTCATTATTTAATCCTTATTTTTTTTTACCAAATACTTTTTTAAGTAGGCTTTTTTCTTTTTTCTCAACTTTAGTTTCCATTTCAGTTACAACTTTTTTAGTTGTTTCTTTTGCTACTGATTCAGCTTTACCATTATTGATAAGGCTTGTAGCTAATTTCATTTGCCAGACACTACTCATATCATGCACACTATCTTTTGCATAAGTCATAGTTGTTGAACCATTTTCATTAGCACTTGCTACTTTGTTTTCTTTCATCTTTATTTTCATATTTTCTCCTTTGTAAATTTTGAATAGTTGGGGGAAGTTCTACTCTCGCTTTCCTCCCCCCAAAAATTATTATCCTAAGATAATTTTATTATCTATAAATTAAATTATAGATTAGCAGCTTCTGTAGTTGGAGCATGAAGTGGATTGCTTTGAGCACCCACAACACCAAAGACAGTACCAGTTCCATGAGTTCCTGAAAAATCAAGTACAACTCTGTAGTATCTTTCTGGACCAACATAACCGATACCATAGACAGCATTACAATCGCCATCAGCATCAATAGTTTGCCATATACCAGTAGAACCTACAGTTCCACCTGTAACATAATTATTATCTGTTACTGCAGTAAAAGTTGAGTTATCAGAACTATCTTCTAGCTTAATATCAACTTTATGAGTTGTACTGAAAGTTACTCCAGGTGCACCTACATTTACTATTGCCATTGAACTATTAAAGCCTTGTGTATCAATAGCAGTTGCATCTGTATCTGCAGCTTTTACGATAGCATTAAGGCACTCAACAAGTTCAATGTTGTTTTTTAAATCAAACATTTTTTATTCTCCTTTTATTATTAATATTAATTACTGAATAGTAATTTTAGTTAAAGCCTCATCAAGGATAACTTGACCACCCACTCTTCTTCTAGCGATGTATCTTACGTTACCTGATGCAGCTTGAGTAAAAGGATCTCTCATGATAGATAGAACAGTTCTATCAACAATCATATATCCTCTTCTAAAATCACCAAATACAACTGGAACAGTTCCATTTGCAACTGATGGCATATCAGTACACTCAACAATAGGGTGTCCTAAAATATTAGAACCAACACCCATAGCATATACACCTGGTTGGAAAATATATTGTCCTGCTGTATCTTGCATTTTTCTAACAGTAGCAAGAGTTGATCTAGACATAATCCAAGAACCATTTCTAGCATATTCTGCTTTAACATTGTGTGCTGCATTAACTAAATCATTTGCACCAAGAACGTCATTAGTAATTGATGTTTGTGATCTACCTGCTGGTAAACCTGTAAGAATACCTTCTGGTTTTCCAACAGAGTTTCCTGATACAAATGCTGTACCTTCTGCTTTTGCAAATTGCTCTGTAAATTCAGAGTTCATTTCTGCTTCAAGATTGAAAACTGAATCTTCAAGTTCTTGTTCAGAAATATCAACCAAAGCATACATTTCGTGTGCTGCGATTTCTTCTAAACCAACTGTGTATCCAGTAGTTTCGCTTCTTGTACCTTCTTCTGCAACCCATTGAGCAGTAAACTCACCAGTTCTTTTAGGAACTTGAATGCTTCTTTGAGATGTGCTTCTGATTCTAGCAATTGATCTAATTGGAGAATATTCAACTATTCCTTTAATTAGTTCTCTTACATATTCAGGTGGAGCAAGGTAACCAGCTGTTGTATCGTTTCCAACAGTTAATACTTTAACTTCATCTGGAGTTAGGTTTTCTTTACCTTTTCTTAACCATTTATCAAAAATTTGAACATGCTTTGATTCTAATTTTGAATCATTTGCAAATCCTGGTCTTGATATAATAGTTTCTAATTTAGCCATTGATTCTTGGGCTTGCTTTTGTGCTTCAGCTTGTGCTTTCATGCTTACTTCCATATCAGCAAATTTATCCATATCTTTTTCGATTTTAGATAACTTCGCTTCTGTTACTGGATCAGCAGTTCCTTTAGCTTCAACTTGTGCAAGTCTTTCGTCGTTTGCTTCTTTGAAAGACTCAAAAGTTTTTCCAAGAGTTTCAACAGCAGATTTTACTTCATTGTTGTCCATAATTGTCCTTTTGGTTTTATTGTTTAATTATATTAGCAACTTTATTTATTAAGTCAGCTAATTGTTTATTGTCATCTCCAGCATCTCGCTGTGATAAAGATTCCGATAATGCTTTCGCACCAATCTTCGCCTCTGTCCGAGAAAGACCTCCTGCCTCACGCAAGATTTTCTCCCACTCTCGAATATTTTTAGCATTTCCTTTTACAGTTTCTATTAAAGCACTTTCATTCATTGGGAAAGTTACTAAACTGATTTCCATAAGGTCAACTTCTTTAAGAGTTCTTACTCCTCTCTTATTTTCATTGTACCCTTGTTTTTCGGGATCTGCTCTAAATCCTATTGACATACCATCTAACGCACCCATCTTTAAAAGTTCGTATGCTTCACGACCTTTTTGAGTACCCATAGCTAATTGTCCTTTAACAAATAATCCTTTTGAATCTTCGTACATATCTGTAAAGACTCCAATAGGCTCATCTGTTTTATGTTGGTATAACATTTTAACTTTGCTTACTGGTCTATTCACTAATGATTTAGTAAATGCACCTTTCTGCATAATGTCATTACCTTGATCTTCGTTTCCAAATATAGAGCCATAACCAGTAAATATTCCTTTACTGCTTTCAGCTTTAATTTCAGATTCAAAAACTAATTTCTTTAATTCTGTATCGCATTGGCAAATGCCATCATCTTGACATACACAAACACTTTTCATAGGCTTTTTCTTTTTAGGTTTATGATATTTATCTTCTTCATCATTATAACTCTTACCTACTGCTTCTAAATATTCTTCATGCGAACCACAAGGCATATAAAATACATTGCCATCTTCATCAACTCTATGAGTTCCTGTACAACCTATTTCTCCTGCTCTTGCTTCTGCAGCATCTTCACGATCAAAATAATCTTCTTCTTTTTTTTCTGAAGTTATATTAATACTTTCTTCTTTTGCTTTAGACGAGATAACATCTGTCAAAGATTTTATAGCTTCGCCCATTTTTTCAATATCATTCATTGAATATTTCTCCTTTGTTTTATTTTTATATTGAGAATTACATACAGCTAATCTTTGCTCTGTTGTAGGAAATTCATTTGTAGTCTTATCATCTGACATACATCTACCCATGAAGTCCTCTCTCGTTTCTTTATCTTTTGGTTTTAACAATGGCATTATTTTCTAATCTTTTTAATAAAGTCCTTTGCTTTTTTTATTAACTTAAATCTATCGTTTGCTTGGCATAAACATATACCAATTATTATTCCTATTATCATATTCATTTTTATCTCCTATAAAAAATCAGGTGTTATATATATTGCGGCACACCTACAGTTAATTGTTTCTCCAGCAGAACCCATTGGATCTCCAGGATATTTTAGTCTTTCCCCTCCAACTATAAAAGGTTGGTCTAAAGCTACTCTCTGTCCTGCAGCAAAAGAATGTGTAATTCTAGTTCTCTCATCTTGAATTGATACCCACTCTTTAACTGTGCCATTTATTTTCATATTTTCAGCAACAGTTTCATTTGCAAAACCTGCAACTCTATGAACTTCTGTTCTTGATATAAGGTTTGCTCTATACACACCCATACCTATAACTGTATTTCTTAAAGCAACTCCAGTTTCATCTACTGATAATCCATTAGCATAAGAGTTATCAATTACTTTGGCTAATCTTTTTCTAGTTGTTTCGTCTATTTCACCAACCCAGACACCAGTGTTTAATGCTACAAAAGCTGCCAACTGTTCTTCAAAGTCATCATCAAAATCTTTAGAAAAAAATCTTCCTAAAGCATAATCTTTAAAAGCATAACCTACAGTTCTATAAAGTGTAGTTAAAATAAGTTTTAATTTATCTGCTTGTTTTCTTAACTCCATATCTAACATGATTTGACTTCTTGTTTGATATGCGATTTCAACTTTGTTTGCAAACTCTTTAAAGTATCTATTTAATACTTTATAATATTGTCGTCTATAAGGTGTTCTTAATCTTTCTTGTTGATACCAAGTTCTTTCTCTAACACCTTTAAACAATTTTAATTGTTTGCGATTAAAAAACATTATCTACCTAGAGATACACAAGTAATACTTATTCTTCCACTTGTTCCACCAACTCTTAATCCATTTACAAAACTTCCATCATCAACTAGAAAAAAATTCTCTCCTCCTGCTGCAATTACTATTCCAGTATTATCTACTGTTGCTGCAGAAGCTGTTAAACTGATATAAGAATCAACTGTTGCTACTATTCTTATTAATCCTGTTGGTACTACTAATGCACTACTTGAAATACTTGTATTTGTTACTGCTTGTGAAGCATTATTTATTATTCTTATTTGTCCTGACATTTTATTTATTCTCCTTATTATTTTTTATTATATATTTTATTAAAGTTCCTGATGGGTTAAAATCCATTTTCCCTACTGAAACACAACCACTCATAGAAAATAGAAATGAAATTAGAATTATTCTAATGTAATGTTCTATTATCAACTCCATAATAATTTTCTTCAAGTTCAGCAATATTATCTAATATACTATCAGCATCAAAATCAATACTTTTAGTCATGGTAATATAAGAAGCATAATGTGCAGCTTCTACTTTTGTTTTAAACTTTCCTATTCTTACTACCACTTCGCACTCTTCTTTATTTTTTTTCTTCTCTATAAATAATTTAGTTTGCTTAATTGCTGGCATCTTTTTGATCTATATTGTCAATTAAAAATTTTTCTTTTTCTTTTTCTAATTGGTTTCTAACTTTTGTACTCCAACTAAATCCTGCATCTCCACCCCATAGTGCCCAAGCTATTCTACCATTTGATGGATAACCTTTTTCTCCTACTCTAAATCCATCTGCTGCTTTATCACTTTCGTGTCTGCTGAAAAAACTAAACATTCTTTTAACTGTACTAGGAGATAATTTTTCTTTAGCAATAATTTGACTTGCTCTAACTGCACCTATTCTAGTACCACCTCTATTAAATTCTTTTTTCCAAGCAATACCTTTTTTTGCTTCTGAAACCATTGAGTCAGTAGGAGTTGTATTTATATCTGCTATAGCTTTTATAACTTCATCAATATCTCCATCTTCATCTTCAATTAAATCATCTGGAATAACTTCTGGTACAATTTCTTCGCTGATATTATCTTCTGTCATATCATCAGCAAGATTAAGTGGCATTAAATTAGCTGGTACTAATAAACTATCAGCACCCTCCATTGTTTCATAACCTAATTGTTCTCTTGCTTCATTACGAGTTAAGATACCTTCTTTAACACCTGCACTAACAGATTCAAAAACTCTTTTTCTTTGTTCTGCCATAGCTGGAATAGAATCAATATCATATCTTAATTCTAAACCTTGCTCATTAAACATAGGCACTAACCATTCATTTAAATCGCCCTGTATTCTGTCAAGCAAAGGAATAATTGTTTCATTATATAATGCAAGTTTTGCTTCTGCAAAATTAGAATAAGTTTGTGAATCAGGAATACCTATAAGCTGACTTGGTACTCCATAAACTAAAGCAATATCTTTAGCTGACATATTTTTTAATTGTATAAAGTCCATGTCTTTAGGAGATAGACCCATTTCTTTCCAATCAAAATCTCCCTCTAATAACATTGGCTTACCAGCATTACCAGTTCCACTAAATCTTTGGTTCACATCATTCATTAACTGATTTCTTTGAACATCTGATAATTGAACATGACCACCTGTTTCATCTTTAGGATTAAAGATAACAGCACCACTTGGTCTTGCTCCATTTTGTAATAAATTTACATTGTGTTTGTTTGCTAAATTATGTTGGTCAATATCAACACTAGATGCTCCCATAGGACTCATTCCATAGTAATCATCTAAAGGATTAAAAAGTTTTATATGTTTAACTTTAGAACTACCTGTTGCTTGATCTACATCATAACTTTCAACTACTTGTCCTTTTAACATATAGTCGTAAGCTACTGGCATTGCTCTTGTACCTGCTCTAATTTTAATTCTATCTGGTCTTAAATTATAAAGTTCAGTTGGTGGAGAATTATCTCCTCCCACACTTAAAATATAATTATTTCCTGCAATCAATAAATAAGAATACAATGCTTGAAACCATTCAACTTGTGACATAGTTGGACTAGGATTATATAATAAATCTAATAGAGGGTGATTATCAACTTCTTGATCACCTCTAAATAAATTAATTTTAACTCTTGAAGCATTGTTTGCTATTTCATTTACGCATCTAAAAACAATAGCATTTTCAGAATAGCCATCAGTTGCTAAATCTTGATAAGAAATTTTAGGTGCTGAATCATATCCTAAAGAATTATAATAAACTATGGGTGCTTCTTTTCTTTGCACCTTTGGTTGTTCTTTTGTTTTAAAAATATTTTTTATATTGTCATATATTGCCATTAACTAATTCTCCAATTAACTTTGCCTGTTCTTTGCGACAGTTCTGTTATTCCCCATACCAAAGCATCTAATCTGTCTGGCGAACCAGAAAATGTAGTGGGATTATAATTTGCCATTTGATCCTCTAAAAATTGAAATGGTTTTAAATGTTTAACTCTATTCTGTTCGTATAATGCTGATATTGGTTCTGCTCTTAAATACTTACCTTTAGTTGCTCTGACACTTCCATAACTTATATTGTTGTCAATAGTCCTTATCACTCTTTCAACTAAATCTCCACCATTATTTACTTCGGCTATAATTTTATCTGCATCATATTTATAATAAGTTTCAACTGCCATCTTTGCCCATTGGTCTGGTGTGTATCTACCAGTCACATCATCTATAACATAAAATTTTTCATCAGTACCTTTAGCACAAACTACTATTCCAGTTTCATCTGAATGCTTATTGCTAGTAACTGCTGGATCAATAGCAACTACTGTTCTTGTAAAGTTTGGTATTATATCTGTTGATTTAATGAGTGCCTTACTAATCATATTACGATTCCATAAAGCACCCTCAACATCTTCTAAAATTTCAGCGAATAATTCTTGTCTGCCCAGCCGAGTTCCTTCATATTTTTCTTTTAACTTTTTAACTGCGGACTCTGCAAGATTATCCTTATTCTCAAAGGTGCTACCTCTCGTTACAAGAGAATCTTTATTCTGTACTAATTCTTTTATTAAATCTGTTGGCTTGGGTGTTGTTGTTATTATTACTTGTGGCTTCTCTCCAAGTCTTAATCCAAATAATAATTGATCCCATGCTTCTGCGTTCTTCCAACTTCCTAACTCATCACACCATGCTCTATGAAATTGTGGACCTCTTAATCTGTCTGGTTGTTCAGCAGAAAAAGTTT